TTGTAATTGTTCTTCTTTAGCATCAATAAATGTTTTATATTCATCATCTAAAGTAGTTAAAAACAGATTCTCTTTTTCCTCTTCTACAAACTCTTCCATATCTTTTGTTAATTTATTAAAATCTAAATTATATTTATATGCTAAAAAACTCAAAAATTGAGTATATTTTTCAAAAGTTTTTTTAAACTCAAAGTTCTTTAAGAATTTTTCAAAATAAAATAATTCTTTATTTTTAATATGGTCTTCAGGAGAAATAAAACTTAAGCATACATATTTTTGACCGCTTATAGGTTTATCTTCATCTAATAAATCTACATATTTTGCTTTTTCTAAATTATTTTCTGTTTTATCTTTATCCTTAGATTTAGAAGATTTAGAAGATTTTTTATTAAACATTTTATAGAATAGTATTTTAATATAATTTTAAGTATTTTATTTAAACATTATATTAAACATTATATTAAACATTATATTTAAAACAAATTTTTAATACACAAATTATTAACTTTAATTAATTAAATTAAATTAATTTAATTAATTTTATAATTTAATTAAATTAATTTAATTTAATTAATTTTATTAATTTAATTTAATATAATTTGTGTATAAATATAAATTTTTTCTTTAGTATTATTATAAAACAAAATGAATTTCAGTATGGGTGAATTAGTAAAAAGAGCTGTGAAATATTTGATTGAAGGTTTAATGGTTGCAATAGTTGCTTTTGTCATTCCACAAAAACCATTAAAAATGGAAGAAATTGCTATTATTGCTTTAATGGCGGCTGCCACATTCTCTATATTAGATACTTTTATTCCTACCATGGGTGTAAGTGCTAGATCAGGTGCTGGTTTTGGTATTGGTGCTAACTTGGTTGGTTTCCCAAGATTATAAACATACTTTATTAGTTATTAGTTATTAGTTATTAGTTAATTTAAAAAAAATATATAAATTTTTTACATTTTATATATTTTTATACATTTTATAATAATATGTAAGCATTATTGGTTATAGTTTTTAATAATTTTTTAAAAAATGATTGTAAAGTAACTAGTACTACTAGTAATAAATAAATTTTTCATTAACTAATGTAAATATATTTGCTAATAATAGTAATACTATTATTATGATTAAAACTAAACCACTAATAGGTATTTTAGCAACACCTTATATAAAAAATAATAATTCAAATGAAATATTTTTAAAAGAAAATTTGATTAAATTTTTAAAACAAAATTCTATTGATTATATTATAATTCCATATACTATTAAAAAATTAGAATTAAATAAAATAGTATCTAACTTAGATGGTATATTATTTCCAGGGAGTCAAATAGGTAATTATTATAATAATAAATCTATAAAGCAACATTTTTTAACACAAAAATATATAGTTAAAAAAGTTAAATTTCTTGCTAATAATAATAGACCAATACCAATATTAGCAATATGTCATGGTTATGAAAATATGATTTTAATTGAAAAAAATTATAATTTAACAAAAAAAAATATTAGCAATACTTTTATTAATGTAAACTCATATATAAATTATAAAACAATACCAAAATTTAGTAATAATAAAATGGGAAAATTATATAAAAAGAATTTTAACAAAACTAAAAAATTAGTTCATAATAATTCATTAGCATTAGGATTAGGAGTATATAGAAAACAAAAAAATAAAAATTATGAAGTTATTGCTACTAGTTTAGATAAAAACAATAAGGAGTTTATAGATATAGTAAAACACAAAAAATATCCATTTTATGGATTTCAAGGACATCCAGAAATAAACAATACAAAATTATTTTCTCCTTTTATTGATTATGTAAATAAAAGTTTTACTAAAAAAAATATAAGTCAAACACTAAAGCGTTTTACTAGCTCAGATTTTATAAAATTAAAATCTAGAAAGGTTCTGTGTAAAAATTATAAGTTAGCAAAAACAATAAAAGAGGGTAAATGTATATTTTATAAAATATAAAATATTTAATATTTTTTATATTTCTGTGTATGCTTAATACTATGTTTGCTATTTTTCTTTGATTTATTTAATGTGCTATAATGTTCTTTGGGTATATATCTAAAAAAATTCAAATTATATAATTTTGAGTTACGTGATATTTCGTTTGTTTTAATTTTGGCATATAATTTGGCTTTTTCTTCTCTCATATCCTCTAGTGTTTTTTGCTTACCATAACATAATACACTAAATCTTCGTAATAAACCTTTTTGTTGAAGACGATTTTTTAATTGAACTTTAAATAAATACTCAGCAATACATAATAATCTGTTTTCATCATAATAAGGTCTATTTGCGTATATAAATATTAAATAAAAACTTAATATGGTATCTATTGATGCTACTTTTATTTTTTGTCCATTAATATTTATTAAATTATAACTATGGCAAGCAGTAGGTTTATATATAAATGCTATTACATCATTATTTACAATAATTTCGTAATGAACATCAATATATTCACCAATTGGTTGTTTTTTAAAAATCTTTACATTGTTATAACCTTCATACATTAATTGTTCTTTTAAAATAGTAGCACTTTCTTGAGGGTTTTCGCTTAATACATCAAAATCTGGAATATTGGAAACTTGTCTTCTTTCTTTATATGGCATATATTTACTATATAAAGTTGATGCGTAACCTCCAAAAAAAACTAAACCTTGATTAATAAATGATGTTCTAGTTATTTCATATATGGCTGCTTGGTCCTCTTCTTTTCCTTCATATTTTCTTTGAAAATCTTGTTTATCGCATAACAAACCTTTTAATGGATAATTTTTATTTAACAAACTAATCCGTTTAAGGACTTTTTCCCATCTAGATACATCCCCCATTGGGCGAGATAATTCAAGATACATTGCCATACGTAAAAAATTTGGCGGGCAATAATTAATTCCGTTTATTTTTATTGCTTTTTTTGAAACATTTTGGAACAATTTATTGTCTAATAAAGTAATATCAGCAATTGGTACAAAATTCACAAATACTTTGTATGTTCCACTATGAACTCCTGATTTTGCTTCTACTTCTTCATAACCTGCTTTATAATATATATTTGCTAAATCTCTCGCATATTCCATAGCATAAGGTGAAAAAAAATCATAATCTGGTATTTCAATATTTTTATTATAAAATCTATATTGTTCTGGTAGTATATTATTTACAGCAGTTCCACCATAACATAATATTTTATGTGTTCGTAAAAAGGTTTCCAATATTTCTATAATATTTTTAATAGTATCTGATTGGACTAATTTTTTTCCAATAATATATGTAGCATTATCTATGGCATTTCTTAATATTTTTAATTCTTTTTCTTCATATGATTCTTTCATATAATTGTATATTATATATATAATTATATATTATTATAATTTTTAATAAATCATTAAAAATTTATTTAATATTCATGTCCTTCTGGAATGCCAGTACCGCCACTACTCATAGTAGGGAATGGACCAGCACCACTGCTCATACCTCCAGTTTGGCTAGCACCTCCAGTTTGGTTAGCGCCTCCAGTTTGGCTAGCACCTCCAGTTTGGTTAGCGCCTCCACCTCCGCCTGTAATTCGACCAATTAAACTAGTAGCAATACTTGAGCTTGAATAAGTATTTAATCCAACTCCTGGTGGCCTAGCAAGAGGTGCGGCTACTATATTTAATAATATTGGTTCTTTCATTTTCCAAGAAAATATTCCAACAAGTTCAAATTGTTTATTATAACCAATCAAATTACTATCTAAATTTTGATGCTTCATACAAATTGCCTGACATCCATTTACAAAAGAACTAATACTATCAAAATTTTTTGTTGAATTATCTAAATTTGGTAAAACAATTGTAAATTTTCTTTTTGTATCTTCAATAAATTGTGGTGTGCCATCTTTAGCAACTATATCATTATATCTATAAGTATTACAATACAAGCTTTTACCTTTTAAATTAATATACTTTTGTAATTTTACTAATTTAGGATTTATAATAATATTAGGTTCGGGATTAAAATCACAAATAATTATGATTTTTCTGTATAAATCTGTCATTTTCACACTTAATACAGAAGCATCTTTATAATTTGCTAATAACGAAAAATTTGAATTAATACTTCTATCTAAATATTCTTCAAATAAATCACCCATTTTTTCTAACATACTTAAATTTGTGCTCATTACTCTGAAATTTAATATTAATGGGTCATTAGCACATATAGTTTTAACTCCATCAAAAGCACTTTCCGTTATAACATTTAATACTTCACTTAATAATAAAGCATTGTATGTTTCTTTAATATAATTACTATTTGCGGTAGATGACGCAACAATAGGATCATTATTATATGAATAAATCTCAAAATCTAAAAATCTACAACCATTAGCAATACATTTTTCTAAAGCACATAAAGCAACAAAATTATTTTTATATCCATCTCCACAACAAGAATTATATGAACTTTTAACATGATAATTAATTAATGTATTATTTGAATTATCAAAATATGGTTTAGCAGTTGATTTAATATAAGTATTATTATTAAAATAAGACTCATTTGTTAAATTTGGATAATATGTATCTAATTTACCACATGATCTATCCTTTAATCCTAATCTATCAAAAATCCAACTAAATAAAACTACTAATAATAATGTAATAATTCCTAATGTTATTAGTAGCATTTCTTGACCATCCATTTTATTAATTACATTGTCATATAGGTTTCTATTTGTGTCTGACTCTGACTCTGACATAATAATTATAATTACTATATATTATAATTACATTATAATTACATTATAAAAAATTTAAAATATATTATAACATAAATAAAATTTATAATGTTATATTAATTAATATTATGGCAGGTGGATTATTAAATTTAATAGCTCTAGGTAATCAAAATATTATTTTGACTGGTAATCCAACTAAAAGTTTTTTTAAGTCAACATATTCTAAATATACTAACTTTGGATTACAAAAATTTAGAATCGATCAAATAGGACAAACAGAATTAGATATTACAAAAATTTCAAAGTTTAGTTTCAAAATTTTACGTTACGGAGATTTGCTAATGGATATGTATTTAGTAATAAAACTACCCAAAATATGGAGTCCTGTTTTAAACTATAACAATGAATATAGACCATATGAGTTTAAATGGATTAAAAATATTGGTTGTCAAATAATTAAAGAAGTTAATATAACTATTGATGGCACAACAATACAAAAATATAGTGGTCATTATTTACAAAATATTGTAGAGCGTGATTTTGATGCTCATAAAAAGGCTATTTTTGATAAAATGACAGGAAATATTAGCGAATTAAATGACCCAGCAAATT